CCTCCTTAAATTTCTTCCTTATAAAAAACGGGCGACCGAAGATAGTCGCCCGTCAATGTACAGTCCTTTTTACGAGATAAACTGTGATTACGGAGTAACCACGTTGCCGTCGCCTGCGTTTGCTGCGATGAGTCCCGTATCGATACGTACCGTAGGAGCAACCGGATAGGTCGGAGCGACTGCGATGTTCTTCGCAACCGTAATACCACGGCCATTGCTGAGAATACCAACGCCATAACGTTCTTTAACCTTCAGCATCCTAGTATCACGCTCGGGGTCCTGCCAGTTATCAGTCGTGAGAGCTTCTTTCTGCACGATGACACCAACGTTATTACGGTCAAGGCAATACATGTCAAACTTCTTAGCCTGCTTGTCGAAATGAACGAACGGGCTGAAAGACACTTGCATCGGAACAGGAAGACGTCCCTGAACCTGGTCGGGGCTCATGATAAGGCGCTGAGGTCCTTCCTCTGCTGCAAGACCAGCAAAACCAGGAGTACCCTGAGTAGCACCCCAAGGATGAATCTGTTGCCCACCAAATGCGCCATAGGATAAACCGTTACCAATCATGCTATTACGTGCGAAGATAACCCAAGCAAGTGGATGCATGATGATATCAGACGGAGTCATATCATTTGCCATCATTGCAAGAACTAAGTCAAGGAAATCTTCAACCGTCATGGTATCGTTCAGAGAACCATCCTCTGCGCGACCATTGGTTCCAGCCTCAGGCATCTGAGCACGGATGTCGTTATCGAAGACGATTGTTCCATGATTGGAGAAGCTATTGAAGCACCACTCTTCTTTATAACGAGCCATTGCAGTGCCCATCTTACGGATGTTGATTCCGAGAATATCCCAGGAACTATCAGAAATAGCTTCCTCAGTGATACGGACCTTCAAACCGATTTTCTTGACACGCACTTCAAGTTGTGCGTTCTCAACGGTGTTGAAGTCCAGGGAACTTTCGTTGTAACGCCCATCTTCAGAAACCTCATGTGCAATGAGTTCGCCGACGATAGGAACAACGTAAACGGTGCTGTTATTGCCACCCTCAACGTTGATAACGTTCATGAAACGAGTTGCAAGATATTCAGGCTCTGCTGCTTCACGGAGCTGGCCTTCAATAACACGAGGAATCAGTGATACTGTATCAGTGCTCGTGATAGTTTCGCGAATGCTGGTGCGGCCCTTGCTAAAGTCACCGCTAATGTTTCGAACCATTTTCTCCATCATATCAAAGGTCTCAGGAGCTACCTTAGGCTGTTCCTTGGACTCGCCCTTATCATAAGCTTCTTTCTGAGAAAGAGCTGCCTTACGCAAGGTATCGATATTCTGGAGGGCCTCCTTCATATAGATTCCCATATTTTTGTTCCTCCTTATTTACGATTTTAAGGGGAAGGGGAAGTTTACTTCCCCTATATCCCCGCTGTTTATTCTTACTTCTGGAAGAGAATCTTCACGCTACCGCAAATGCCGTCCCAATCCATGAAGGTAGGAACGCCAGATTCGCCACGGCGCTCATAAGACACGAACACTTCCACTGTGCCGTTAGCCGCCTGAAGAACAGTATCAGCTGCAGCCTTGTCAACGACCTCAAGAACAAACAGGCCCTGAAGCTCGCTAACGTACTTGACGTTGAAGATACCAGCCGTACCGTTGCACGCAATCTTAGCATCCTTTACGAGAGGAGCATAAGTGCCAGTACCGACCTTAATCTGGAGACTACCAGTTTCAATAAACTGGCCAAGGTCAATCGTACGGAAGAACATTTCCACATAAGGTTTATCGCCAGCATAATGAATGAGACCAACCTTCTGGTCAGTAATCGGCTTCTTGACAGCGTTGTAACCATCAGTCAGACCAGGAATACCCATATCACTGTAACGATACTCAAAGTTCATGCGTGGGTCATAATTATCACCGCGACCAGTGCTTGCAAGCATATGCAGGTCATGGTTCAGATAGTTCTTATCGTACGGATAGCCAGGATATTTACCAGTGGAGAAGTACGCAGTGCTGTTCACAGCATCTTCACCACGACGGTTATTCTTAGCATAGAGAGCAGGATTGAAGCCTTCATAATTCAGACGGTCTTCAAGAGCCCACATAGCCCATTTCGGAGCACCTTCAGGAACGATTTCATGGTTCACGCCATAGACCTGACCAATGACTTGCTGACGTTCCATCTCATATTCGAAGATTGTCATCTCCTTAACCTTCTCAGGGAAGGACAGAGGAGAAATCGTCACACGGCCATTCTCATCGGACTTAACCTGAGCACCGATAAAGAGTGCGCCGTAAGCAGAACCCCAAGGATTCTCTTCAGCCTTGTCTTTGTAAGCGAACCAAGGATACTCAACGATAGCGTCCGTAAGAATCGGACCAGGCATAATGCCATTAAACGCATCGTCGTCACGAGTATATTCGTTACGCTCGAGCATACCAAGAGGCAGGTTGCCAGGACGAACATCGTTTGCGTCAACGCCATCTTTCTGGATACGGCCAGTCTCAGAGTTTACAGTATAACCTGCATCTGCGAGAACTTCCGTAGCAGTCTTAGCGTTCTCACCAGCAAAAGGACGGAAACCATCTTTGTCATAGGTATCAGCGAAACCTGCGAGAGGAATCCAATCTTTACCTACATTCTGAACAGGCTGTCCTTGAGAACTGGGTTTCACAACGTCAGTCAACTGACTAGTAAAAGTTGGATAGGTATCTGTAGCTTTACGCAGACGAACAGGAACACCGCCGTTAGCAAGAGTCAAAGTATTGAATTGTTTACGAGACTCAAAATCGACAAGGTCCATGTTCGGGTCGCCAGCAACGATACGGCCTTTCGGAATAACGATTTGGTTAAAACCAACAGCCCAACCATAACGGAAAAGAACAGGTAGACGATAGTCAAACTCATATTTCACGTTCGGAACATCATGAGCCGAAACATTCATGTGGTTGTTGGTACGGTTTAAACGACCCTCGGTTTCGTCTCTGTAACCAGGAAATCCACTGCCGTCGAACATTTCGCCGCGTGCACCCGGCTGGAGAGCTTCCTGGGTATTGTAGTTTCCAGGCTGCAATGCCATGTATATCACTCCTTATAAAAATTTAAGCTTCGTAATTAACGATGAGCTCCAGCGACTGACATGAAGAGTTTCTCCAAGCCGGCCTTCAAGTCTACATTACCAAGGTCAGCGTTTTCTTTCACGTTAACCTGAGTGTTATCTTGTTCAGCCTCTTCAGTCATAGCAGGATTTGTAACAGAACCAGGAGCAGGGATATCCTCACTCGGTTTTGCAGATTCTGCCATTTCCATCTTGAGGTCATCAATAGAATCACGGATTGAAGATTCCTCACGATTCTTCAACTTATCGGCATCAAGCTCTGTTTTACCAGTAAGCTTGCGAAGCGCTTGCAGGTTATCAATAAGGCTTTCCTTAAGAGCAACCTTTGTGTTCGTAAGCTCAGCCTCAAGACCTTCCTTCATTTTGAGCTCTTCAGCAGCCTTTTCTTCGGTAGCCTTAGCAGCTTCCGTCATGTCTTTGACCTTAGTCTCGAGCTCAGCCTTAGCGGCCTCCAACGCTTCGATTTTAGCAGTAAGCTCAGCTTTCTCTTTCTCAGCTGCTTCAATCTTCTTCGTTGACTCTGCCGCAGCGTCGGTCATTTCCTTCACCTTGGCATCGAGAGC